AGCAACTATGTTCTGAGTTCTTGGAAACAGGAGAGTTTCCCGATGTAAGAGTCATGCACGTTCACAGTGGTGAGACTGAGCATTTCTCTTCAACTAAAGTATCTGACATTAGATACCATAACTTCTTATGTTTTGAGTCTAATGCACATCAGTTAATCTTTACAACATACCATTCATTACACAGAATACAAGAGAGTGGTATTGTAGTTGATGTAGTTTATTTTGATGAGGCCCACAATAGTGTTCAACGAAATTTTCACCCTTCTGTTAAATTTTTTGCAACTACAAATAGCCGTAGGTGCTTTTTCTTTACTGCTACTCCTAAGCATAGCCTTACTCCTTTCAAAGCTGGAATGAATGACAGCAAGGTATATGGTCAGGTTATATGTCAAGTACCAGCACCTAAGTTAGTAGATCAAGGTTATATCCTACCACCAAAGGTAGAAGTATATGAGTCACGTTTACTTAAGAAACATGAGTTAGTTGCTGACAAGGATTGTGAGCAGATGATAAACTCTATTGATAACTTAAAGAAGGATAAGGTATTGATATGTGCCAAGTCAACTAAGCAGATTACAAACTTAGTATCTCAGACTGACTTCTGTTGCCAGTTGAGAGAACGTGGTTATAATTGGATGTATATTACTGCAAAGACTGGTGCATTTATTAATGGTAAGAAAGTTAAGAGAGACAAGTTCTTTGAGGTATTGAATCAGTGGGGTAAGGATGATTATACTAAGTTTGTAGTTCTACATCATAGTATATTATCTGAAGGTATCAATGTAAATGGTCTTGAGGCCGTCTTGTTCTTAAGATCTATGGATTATATCGGTATCAGTCAGACCATAGGCAGAGTGATCCGTAAAGGGGCAACTGACAAGGCATACGGTTTAGTATGTGTTCCAGTTTACTCTAAGGTCGGTGTATCTACTGCACGTAAAGTAGAGGCAGTTGTTGATACTATATTCAACAAAGGCGAAGCAGCAACATCGGTGGTAACAAAATGATTAATTGGATCAAAGGGTATGAGGATAAGCACTCAAATCCTGTATATAAACATGCCAAGAATCCCAACAAATGGGACATAAGTGCAGATAGGTTCCACATCACATATTATGGTGAAGGTGGTGCAATAGACATTAAGGTTTTAGATTCTAAGACTGATTTTGCACATCATGTTAATATAACTGTTGACGATGATGGTAAACTAAAGGCCATAGTATCTGAGCAAACTAAATGAAAGACACTATTCTATATGGTGACTGTCGAAAGACTCTATGTGCATTTTTGCCACAGAGTGCTAGGGTATGTGTTACATCTCCACCATACTACGGTCTAAGAGACTATGGTGGAGAAGAGTCACAAATAGGATTGGAACAAACTCCAGAAGAGTTTATTGATGAGTTAGTTAAAGTATTCAGGGAGGTTCGCAATGTGCTTACAGATGATGGAACTTGTTGGGTTAATCTTGGGGATAGTTACTATAATTACAGGCCAGGTAGAGGACAAGGATTGGCAAAACAAACAGTCTCAAATAATAAACAAGACTTACCAGATGTGTGCCCTCGTAGAGGAAATAAACTTGAAGGATTTAAAGAAAAAGACCTCATCGGAATCCCATGGATGTTCGCATTTGCCATGCGAGCAGATGGATGGTATTTGAGACAGGATATTATATGGAATAAACCTAATCCAATGCCAGAGAGTGTGAGAGATAGATGCACAAAATCACACGAATATATCTTTTTGTTTAGTAAGAGTCAGAATTATTATTTTGATGTGGATGCCATTAAGGAAGAGACAAGACGTAAGAGAAGTGTATGGAATGTGACTAAGAAACCATACAAGGGAGCTCACTTTGCTGTATTCCCACCTGATTTGATTGAACCATGTATATTGGCTGGTAGTGAGAAGGGTGACACCATATTAGATCCATTCATGGGTTCAGGAACCACTGCCATGGTATCCAAGAAGTTGGATAGATACTACATAGGTTGCGAATTACATGAGAACTATGGTAATTTAATAGAAGAGAGAGTTTCATCTTATGAGAATAAATTAGAGAAGTTTTTTAAATGAAGATAGCAATAGTAGGAGCTGGCAATGCTGGATGTGTAACTGCTTTACATTATCACAAGTATCTTGAGATTGATAATGAGATTGTTATATACCATAACCCTGATGAACATCCAATAGAAAGAGTTGGTCAGGGAACACTTTTTTCTATTACAGATTTAATATCTTCTACATTAGGTATTAATTGGTATGATAATCCTATTGATGCCACATTTAAAACAGGTATATTATATGAGGGATGGGGTAAGAAAAAGGATATATTATTTCATCATTTTCCTCTACCTGATATGTCAATACATTTTGTTCCACAGAAGTTATCAAAGGCAGTATTAGAATCAGGATATTTTAAAGTCATTGAAAAGACTATAACTGATCCTGAAAAAGAAATAGATGCTGATGTCATATTTGACTGTAGAGGTAGGCACAATAGAGATAAGAGTAACTATGATACATTGATTGATCCTTTAAACTCTGTGTTATTATATAAGAAACAAGGTAGAGATCCTGATCTAATCTATACTCGATCTGTTGCAACACCTAATGGATGGACATTTGTTATTCCCAACAAGGATAGTATATCTTATGGTTATCTCTATAATAATACTATAACCTCAAAGGAAGATGCCAGAAAGGATTTCTTAGATAGATTTGATTTACCTGAAGTAGATGGTGAACTAACCTTTGAGAATTATATGGCAAAGAATATGTTTGCAGGTGAGAGAACCATTCTACAAGGTAATATGTATGGATTCTTAGAACCATTGGAGGCAACGTCATTAGGATTCTATAGAATTATTTGTATGCAGGCTTGGGATGCTATATTTCATATTAAATCATTAGATGAATGTAATAATGAAGTTAGAAGGGTAATGAAAGAATTGGAGAATGTAACACTATGGCATTATCAATATGGTTCTAAGTATGATACTCCATTCTGGGAGTATGCTAAATCACTTCCATTTAAACCTGATAAAAGATTTGGCATGATGATAGATAATCCTGAGTCTACTGAAATGTATGGTCAATGGGAAGGATGGAATTTCAAAAATTGGAAGGAGGGCATGGAATGAAAACAGTTAAGAGGCATAGGTATAAAGGTAAAGAGATATTCCAGACAAGAATACTGGAGTTTGAACCTTATGAGTTTAGTTCAGTAAATATGTGTTTGGTAACTGGTTTAATACAAAAGAATCTAACACCTGACTTACTGAAGCGTAAGAAGTTAAAGTATAAGGATAATCCCACCCAGTATTATGGTCACTGTTATCATGCTACACAGGCATTATATTATTTGATGGATACTGACACGTTGGTTCCCATGAGTGGTGAAGATTATAGAGGTGAGAAGCACTGGTGGTTACAGAATGATGATAACATATATGATTGTACTGCGGAGCAATACTTGACAGTTGGTAAACTGCCACCTTATCATGTGGGTAAGAAGTCTAAGTGGTATGGATGGCAGCAAAGACCGCAACAGGTAACACTTGACTTAATGGTCAAGGTATTGGGTGATAGATTGGGCCTTGACAAGAATTATTAAATGATATATACTTTATACATAATAACGTCGCAATCATTCTTGGATAATCAATCTTAAAACATTGACTCCATAAAGAAAGAGAACGATGTAAAATTCATTCAATTTAAAACAATGACGAATAACTTAATTGAGGTTAAAGACCTCAAAGGTAAATTAGTTGCTAGAAAAGAACGTCAACTCGTAAACTTGTTGCACGAAGCAGAGAAAAGAGTTCAGTATGATTCTGACTACTATGCAACAAAAGGCAAGAACAGATCTAATTGGTTAAACATCACGCAATATAGGATCTGGGGAATTGCGAAAGATACTCTAACAGGCGAGAAGCAAGAATTTCCATTAATACCAGTATTCACTGACATCAAGAGTAGACTAAGCACAAAAAGATCAACACCATGCCTTATCTCTTTGTGGAATGTATTTGGCGATGCTTCATACAATAGATCTCAAGAAATCAATTGGTCACAGATTGATGAGAATATTAGATACAGCGAGGGTTTCGATATTAGTGCAGCAGCATATATTGAGGTTCTATATGACCCTAAAACCGATAGATTTATCGTTACAAAAGGTCAGCATAGAGTAATTATGTTATGGTTATGTTGTGGTGAGGATGCTCTCATTTCAGCAAACGTCAAGTTACTTGATGATGATTACACAGAAGAGGAGCATATTACTTCTGAGTCAAAAGATCATTATGTAGATGCACAAAAAGTTGCAAGACAAAAAGCACACCAAAAAGGTCTATCTGCATACGTTAGTGGTGATAAGGATGACATTAAATACACTAACTTCATACTATCACATGGTATTGGAGTCAAGGGTAAGATGCACTTATTCCCACAATGCTCACACTACAAACGTGTATGTGAGACTCCATGGGCAGTTCAAGCATCTCAAGATATTTCCCCAGAGAATACTTCCAGAGCATTACACTTACTAAATCAATACTTACCCTCTAAAGATAAAACTATTGGAGGTAAGTCAATCAAGTGTGTTACAACATATCTTACCATGTTTAATGACAAGATCATTAAAACAGTAGAGAAAAACCAACCTAAGTGGGATACCGCAGAAGATTTTGTAGAAGATGTATTTACATATATCTTTAAAAAACGTAATGTTCCCTCAAGCAAGTGGTTAAAAGGATCACAAGTCTTACGTGGAGAGAATATAACTCTACCATTAGCAAGATTAGTTAACTACACTAACGAGTTTTGTGCAGAGGCAAGAATAAAACTACCTGATGGTAGAAAATTTGATGATGGAGACTGGTGTTCAACTTCAGAAGACATTTGGACAACCTTCTTGCAAGATACTCCAAAAGAGTTACATTTGTCAATTAACTCTTTGATTGCATGACAATACAGTTGAATAAGTGTCACAAGAGGGGTCGTCAAGACCCCTTTTTTATTATATAATATGAACATACCAAACGAGGAATCTCATGCGTTGCGAAGTCAAACTCTATGTTGCTGGTCAAGTCTTCTATGAAGAAGTCAATGCACGTAACTATGATGATGCAAGACAGACTGCACTTGCCAGAAACCCAACTGCTACTGTTATAGCCGTTAATGCGAAATTCTAACTATCAAACATTCTATAAGGATGCCATCCAAAAGAAACAGGGTTATGTGACTAAGGATGGCATGTGGGCTGCTGTTCCTCTTATGGGAAGTAATAAACGTCTTGCCATTATTCATAATGGCGAGCATGTTCACACGTGCAGAAACTTTGATTCTGCTAGGTCATACATACTAAAAGAAAGTAGGAAATCTAAATGAGTGAAACTAAACAAGAGAAGTGGGAACGTGGGAAGACTCTGTTTCTTGAATCTGTTTATAAACCTGATGATAGATTGAGAGGATGTGCTCATAACCAAGAATGTTACCATGAACTAATGGAAATAAGAGATGAGGTAATTGAAATGGTGAGAGCTATGCCTAATCCTCATAATCCACCATTAAAAGCAGGTCAAAAGAATAATTATGTAACTCCTACAGTTACCACACCAAATGGAGAGATTAGTGAAACTCTAATGAGTGGAGCATTGGGTAGTTATTATGCAGACAAGAGAGAGTATTAATGACTGAAGAGGAATTAGAGGATCAAAGATGTATTGATGATGATTATAATGTAATCAATCATTACTACAGAGCTAAAAGACTGCATCCTAATATACCATTCTACTTACAAGATGAAAATGGTCAGACATTTGAGTTTAAGTGGGATCTTATTTATCAATATATTGAGAAACTGAGTGAGTATAAG